TCATCTATACCCAATCGAGTTCGATGGGCTGGAATTGATCGATTAAAAGTGACTAAACACGCAAAGAAATTGTTGAAAGAAAACATAGGAAGAGCAGCGCAATGATCTATTGGGGTTTTCTAAAATTAAAAGATTGGACAATATTCCCTTGGGTAATGACTGATGAAAATGGATTTGAGTTTACCTGGCTATTTATTATTGCAGGATATATGAGAGCAGGTGAAATAGATGGAGGAAGTTGAGTGGGACGTAGAGCTACTATACAAATGGGCAAAAATGAATAACAAGTCAGTAAGCGAACAACAGGAAGATGAATATATGGCTAGGGTAAGAGTGCTAGTTATCGATCAAAAGAAAAGCAATATGGAAGCAAGGCGTATGGCATTTGAGGAGATCATATGAAGCATAGTCATTATTACAAAGATACCTCTCACCTAGACGGTATGGATGTTTATCGGATACTCAAAGAGTGGGAAGTAACCGATCCTTGTATTCAACATGCTATCAAGAAATTACTGTGTGCTGGTAAGCGAGGTGTAAAAGATGAAGAACAAGACGTGCAGGAAGCCATAGACACACTTGAGCGTTACAAGGCAATGAAAGCAGAGGACGAGTTAGTATGAGTAGCTTTGCCTACTACAACGAATTTGATCCAAAAGCAGCGGCTTGGATTAAGCAGTTAATTAAAAACGGCTTAATTGCCGATGGGGAAGTGGATGAACGCAGTATTACAGAAGTCACAGCAGACGAGATTAGAGGATTTACTCAGCACCATTTCTTTGCTGGCATTGGAGGCTGGTCATATAGTCTCAGATTGGCAGGATGGGCAGACGACAGACCTGTTTGCACCGCCAGTCTCCCTTGCCAACCCTTCAGTGTTGCAGGAGCGCAAAAAGGAGTTGATGACGACCGACATTTGTTACCGCACTTTATCGGACTCGTTAAGCAGTGCAATTTCCAAACAATTTTTGGCGAACAAGTACCAGGCGCAATCAAACACGGCTGGCTCGATGATTTATGTATTGAAATGGAGCGAGAAAAGTACACCGTTGGGTCGATTGTACTCACAGCAGCAGGCACGGGTGCGCCACATATCAGACAAAGATTGTATTGGGTGGCCGACAGCATCAACAAGGGATCACAAGGGCGGTTATCCGACACCGAAAACGGGTACGGGGGGGGCGAACCACAACTCGCCACAAGTAATGTCGGGGAATCATGGGATAAACTTGGAAGGGATGGCTCATGTAGTGGGATGGGCAACACCGAATTGCATGGACACGATGCCTCAGAGGTCGGACGAAGCATTAGCCAAAGCGAAACAGAAGGCAGGATGTTGCAATCTAAAGGATCAGATACCGTTGGCAGGGTTTGCAACACCGAGAGCAACCAAGAACACCCCAGCGCAACGGGAGGACTTTACTCCAAATTTAGCAATGAACGCATTATCAATGACTGGACTGACCCAGACTGGCTATATTGCAGAGACGAAAAGTACAGGCCAATTAAATCCTCGTCTATCTGGATGGTTAATGGGTTATCCTGTAGAATGGTGCAATGCAGCGATACAAGCGTCGCGCACATACAAACCATTGAAAAGGAAATGAAAAATGCCGAGAAAGCCATTACCAACACCAGAGAAGTATTGCCAATATTGCAAATCGAAGATGGAGAGGAAAAGATACTCAGGAACATTGGAAGACATGACGTGCTTTATGAAACGGAAATACTGCAATCAAGATTGCATGGCGAAAGCTTTCGAGGGTGTAATGAAGACAACAACATCACGCAGCAGTCATCGGCAATCAAAGAAACAAGTAAAAGAATGTTGTCAGGCGTGTGGAAAAATACGCACACTACATGTTCATCATGTGGACGAGAATCCTATAAACAACTCACCATCGAATTTGATGACATTGTGTGCAAAATGCCACAGGGAAGCACATTCGCCAAATTTCTTGGCGCCTATGGTTCGGAATACATGCAAACATTGCGACAAACCAGCAATGAAAATAGGGCTTTGCTGGACTCACAATACACGCCAAAAGAAGTATGGGCATCCCTTAATGACCAAGAAAAAGATAGGGTCAGAGTTCATTTTAATGACCGAATCTGGATATTCACAGATGGATTAAAGCCGTTATCTTCAGGGCTTCCCAGAGGAGTGGGATATAGCAGCGATCCAAGCGAGCCGATTGATGCCAACGACACGCAAGAAGCGAGAGTCATGCGATTAAAAGGTTATGGTAATGCAATAGTTCCACAAGTAACCGCTTCTTTTATAAAAGCATTTATGGAGGCAGAAGTATGACATGTTGGCCGATGCTTAAATTTCCACCGGTCAATCTATTCAGCGCACCTGTTAGATCTGCACATTGCAAACACACACACTGGGCGACTTATGTGAGTTGGAAAAAACGTACCTGTGTAGATTGTGGATTGGAAAAACCACTTTATGAACTTGAAATTCAACACCAACGATGAGGTAAGGAATGGATATGCAACTACTAGCTGGATTAATCGCATTATCAATCGGAGTTATCGGCATTACCGGTGTGATTGTTAAGTACGCACTAAAAGTGTTTGAAGATTTATGGGACGACGATGACAGTGGATATTTCTAATGGCACTTAAAACGACTAATAAGAATAGAAAGAAAGTGGCTAAGTTTAGAGCAGACGAAAGCTCATATAAAACTGAAAATATTGCAAAAACACAATATATGGTATAATAGAGCCAAAATTACTACTATATATAGTGTTTTATGGATAAATTGATTGAGCAATTAAAGCGTCACGAGGGCTACCGAAGTCGCATGTATCTTTGTACGGCTGGCAAGGAAACCATCGGATACGGTTATAACCTGAAAGCTAACCCTTTGCACTTAAGTAGCCTAGAGATCAGCAATGCTTATAAGAATGGTATTAATGAAGTCGAAGCAGAAAGGATACTAAAGCTAATGGTATCTAAATGCATCGATCAGCTAGAAGAAGCCATACCATTTATCAATAAACTCGATACGGTAAGACAAGACATATTAATAAACATGTGCTTCAACATGGGATTAGTCGGATTACTGAAATTCAAGAAAACATTGCAACTAATTGAAGCCGGAGACTATGCAAAAGCCTCTATTGAAATGCTTGATTCAAAGTGGTCTAAGGATGTCGGCAATCGGGCGTTAGAACTATCAACTCAAATGAAGTCAGGGGTTTATGCATGAGCGATGCAGATATATTAATGCCGATAGTGGGCGGACTAATGAGTGTACTAATTATCGTCATAGGCTGGATGGGAAATAAGCTCCATGAACGTCTAGGCGAGATAAATGAAACACTAGCAACAATAGACAGAGATTTACGTTTCGAGCTTAACAGGCTAGATAATCGCCTAACAGTTGTTGAGACAAAGATAAGTAAGTAGATGGCAGCCAAGCCAATTAATGAAAACATAATCAAAAACATCATTGCAGACTGGCGAACTGGTGCATATAGTCAACGAGACCTTGCAAAAAAATACTCCGTTAGTGCTGGCAAAGTAGCCGAATTAACAAAAGGTATTGCTAAAGACGCGAAATCCATTGTGAGCGCTGGAGTTGAGTATAAGCAAGGGTTAGCGCCTCATGATGAGCGCATGGTGAGCGCTATTAACACCGTTGTTGATGAACGCACAAAGCATATTTTATTCTTTACTAATGCAGCGATTCAAAATGTCTCAGAAGCAATGGAAATGCGTTGTGATGACCAAAACGATCATAAATCAAGAGCCGATACTATCCTGAAAGGTAAAGAGGCGGTATTAGGTAAAGAAGCGACGATGGTTATCAATAATACTAATGCACAACAGCCGATCTTCATGACGCGCGTTATATGATTATTGACTTAACATCACCTCAAGATGCCTTCATTTACTGCGAGGATAAGCACCCAGCAATCGTTGGCGGTTTAGGAAGTGGTAAATCAAAAGCTGGAACATTGAGGCTTATCAGGTTGCTGCTTGCGGACCCAGGAGCAAATGGTGCTTATTACATGCCAGTTTATGATTTGCTGACACTTAGAGCAATACCAGGCATAGAAGAGGACTTAGATCAGCTTGGTCTGGAATATAGAACTAACAAATCAAGCTACACAATAGACATCATCGGTTATGGATCAATCATTTTTAGGTCTTATGACAGACCAGAAAGAATCATTGCTTATGAGGTGGCTCATTCTATTTGTGATGAATTGGACACATTGCCCAAAGACAAAGCCGCTCTAGTTTGGCGCAAAATATCGGAACGAAATAGACAAAGTCGAGAGCATAAAAATACACTGGGATTAGTAACTACTCCAGACCAAGGTGTTAATGGATTTGTTTATGAGAAATGGGTTAAAAAACAACAAGACGGTTATAAGTTATTCAAAGCCTCAACATATTCAAATCCATTTTTGCCTGATGATTATGCCGATCAGATACTGGCTAACTATGATCCGATACTGGCTCAACTTTATTTAGAGGGTGAGTTTGTATCACTCAACCAAAATAAGGTGTATCACTTTTTCGATAGGAATAAACACCATGTTGCTCGATCTCTTACGCCTAATGATAGCGTTATTCATATCGGCCTTGATTTCAATATCGGTGGCTGTTGTGCTGTAGTTTTCGTCATTGAAAACAATAACCCGATTGCTGTTGATGAATTTGTAAGCCATGACACTCAAGACTTCATAAACAACCTAACGCGCTATGCTGGGAAAACCTGTGTGATCTATCCAGATGCCAGCGGTAAGGCTAACAAAACAAACTCAAGTCAGTCAGACATTAGTATGATTGCTCAAGCTGGCTATCAGTTGCAGTACAAGCCAAGCAATCCAGCGGTAAGAGATAGGATTAACGCCTATAACGGGCTATTAAGCCACGACAGGTTGCTAATCAATACCGACACTTGCCCAAACTTAACCAACGCTTTAGAAACTCAAGGTTATGACGATAAAGGCGATCCCGAGAAATGGTCAAGTCATCCTGCGATTGACGACTGGACAGATTGCTCCGGTTATTTTATCGCCTACAAATACCCAGTTATTCGGGTTATGCAAACAGCACAAATACTAGGACTCTAATAATGAACGGTGATACAGCTAAGAATATCAGTAAACGACACCCTGACAGCGCAGAAATGTTGGCTATTTGGGATAAATGCGCGGACGTACGCGAAGGGCAGACAGCCGTTCACGAGGCGGGGAGTGTCTATCTTCCCGTGTTATCCGGACAGAGTAATTCAGAATATCAAGCCTATAAAAGACGGGCAGTATTCTATGGGGCTATGAGTCGAACCGTTGACGCGTTTGCCGGCATGATTATGCGAGTGCCGCCAACCGTTGATAATCCCTCGCCCTACCTAGACGATGTCACAGGTCATGATTGCAGTCTTGCAGAGTTTACAGGAGAGGTATTAGAAGAAGTCTTAGTGACAGGCTTTGGTGGCATCTTGGTGGAACACTCACCAATGGCTCAAGCGGTTACACTCGCACAAGCTCAAGCATTAGGTGCGCGTCCATACCTGGCGTTATTCGATGCTGACTCGATTATTAACTGGCGTAAAGACGGTAAGCGACTGACTCAGTTAATATTGGAAGAAGAAGAATACATTGCCAAATCCGAGTTTGAAGGAGAGGAGCAATGCTTCTATCGGGTTCTCGATTTAGATGAATTAGGTAATTACAGACAGCGTAAGTTTATCGAAAAAGATAAATACTTTGTGCAAGTAGGCGATGACATTTATCCACTAATGAACGGAGCGTATCTAAAGGAGATACCATTTTTCTTTTTAGGTGATGCAGACGAGTTGCCCTTGCTGATTGACTTGGTTGATCTGAATATCAGTCACTACATGATGGAGGCTGATTTAGCTAACGGTCGACATTTTACAGGAATACCACAGCCTTGGTTAGCAGGCGTACAACTTCCTGATGGTGTGACTTTATCGGTAGGCGGCACTAACGCTTGGGTTTTCCCTGATCCACAAGCCAATGCTCAGTATTTAGAGTTCACAGGCCAAGGACTGCTTTCTTTAGAGAAGGGAATAGAGAAAAAAGAGGCTCAAATGGCAGCTTTAGGCGCCCGTATGCTTTCGGATACTGTTGTCGCTGAGACTGCTACAGGTGCAGGAATTAGATCATCTGGTGAATTTTCTATACTTGCTCAGTTGTCAGATAGGGTAAGCAAAGTATTATCAAGGGCTTGTTCATTTATGCACCTATGGGCAGGACTACAGGATGTTTCGGTAAGGCTTAATACTGACTATCTTCCAGCGAGATTAACTCCTCAAGAAATTCAATCATTAATTAGCGCATGGCAAGCTGGCGGGATAAGCTCAAATGTTCTTTTTGATAACCTTAAACAAGGTGAAATTATAAATTCAGATATAACATTTGAAGAAGAACAGGCAAGAATAAACGAATCATTACAATTAGTTACGCCACAACTTAAATGATATAATAAGCAAGTGGAAGCAGTGCAATCAACACTATTTCCACTCTAATCAATCAGACGTTAGGAGTCATCATGCTTAATACAATTGTATCATCAGAAAGCGGAATATACGCAATTAGAAACACAATAAACAATAAGGTTTATGTTGGGTCGGCAGTTAATTTTAATAAGAGATTTATTAAGCATAAAACAGAGCTAAATAATGGAAAACATCACTCACAAAAACTAAGTAGGGCATGGGTAAAATATGGAAGCGAGGCTTTTATATTTGAGATATTAGAAATAGTTGAAGATAAAATTAATCTAATAATACGTGAGCAAGTTTGGATTGATAGTCATGACTCTAGTAACAAGGGTTATAACATGGCTGGGATAGCAGGATCAGCACTAGGAACAAAAAGAACGCCTGAGCAAAAAGAAAGAATGAGCGCAATAAAAAGAAATCAAAGCCCAGAGACTAGAGAAAAAATAGGTCTGGCTCATAAAGGTGGATTTAGAAGCGAAGAAATGAGAAAGAAAATATCAGCTTCTCTAATGGGGCTAATACAATCTAAAGAGACTAGATTAAAAAAATCTTTATCAGCTACAGGAAAAAAGAAAAGTCCAGAAGCAATAGCCAAGTCAGCAGCAAAAAGAGTAGGCAGAAAAGCATCTACAGAAACAAGATTACTTATGTCTATTGCAGGAAAAAATAGAGCGCCAATAAGCGAAGAGACTAGAGAGAAATTAAGAATTACTAGCACAGGACGTAAAAGATCTGTTGAGTCCATCGAGAAATCAGCAGCAGCTCATAGAGGAAGGGTAGTATCAAGCGAATCAAAAGCCAAGCAATCAGAAACCTACAATAATAAATCTAAGGAAGAAAAGGATAGGCTTGCAAATATGAGGCGAGGCGTAAAAAGAACACCTGAGCAACTTGATAGAATTAGAACTGGGCAATTGGCACACCAAGAGCGCAGGAGAATTTTAAAACAAAAGGTAATAGAAGATGCCACTCAATAAGGTTCTATTCGATTCAACGGTTGAGCTGCACCTCGATATGGAGCGTGTAGCTATTGAATCACGAGCTATTATTGTAAAACTTTTGCAGAATCTTGAGAAAGAATTAGTCGCAAAAGTAGCTGATGGTGTAACAGACTGGAGTAAAGCACGAATTGATAAGCAGCTCAAAGAAGCTAATGCTGTCATTAAGCAATACTATGATGAAGCAGCTGGTATCTCTAAAGATACTACCACCAACGTGGCTCAAGTATCAGCAAGTGCTACAACTGATTCGTTATTAATGGCGGTGGGTAATCAAGTCACTATGGCTGCCATACCAACAGCCTCATATCTTGAAACATTAGCCGGCAACACAATCATTCAAGGTGCAGTTCAAGCAGATTGGTGGAGTCGTCAATCAGATGATACAGCCTTTAAATTTCAGTCAGCCGTTCGGCAAGGTTTAGTAGGCGCAGAAACAACACCACAAATTATCAAGCGTGTGCGTGGAGTGCTGGACTTATCAAAGCGCAATGCAGAAACCTTAGTGCAAACATCGGTGCAGTCAGTTGCTAATGCTACGAGAGAAAATATATTTGCTGATAATAATGACATTATGTCAGGTAAGGAGTGGTCAGCAGCATTAGATAGACTAACCTGCCCAACATGCGGCGCATTAGACGGTAAGCGCTGGACGACTGACGGTAAGCCAATCAATCATAGTATGGTGTATCAGATACCGCCAAAGCACTTTAGATGCCGTTGCTCAATGATTCCTGTATTAAAGACATGGAAAGAGCTAGGTATTAACATGGACGAGTTATCAGATAGCACCAGGGCATCAATGGAAGGACAGGTTACTGATAAGACTTTTGCAGATTGGCTCAAGCGCAAGACTGAAACAGACCCCACATTTGCTGATCGTACTCTTGGCAAGGGTAGGGCTGAGTTATGGCGTAATGGCAAGATAACGATGGATCAGATGATTTCAGGTGGAAAACCGTTATCATTAAATGAATTGAAAGCCAAGTATGATAAGCCTATACTAAACAATATGGATGTATTTAAAGAAGCTAAAAGCGGAGGAAATAACGCTGGTTTTTATAATACCTATAAAAACAAATATACTAAAGAGCTTTTAAAAGCCAAAAAATCATTTACAAAAGTAGTCGATGAACATAAGTCTTATATTGATGATCCAAGTATTAAATTGGGAGATAATCCTCCATCCTATTTAGTAGATCGTTACCGGATAAAGTGGCAAAAAGATATAGAAAGAAATTTAGCGCAACAAGCGATTGTGCAAGGTATTTTAAAGGAGAAAAAAAGTGTCTAGTCAAATTGATTACCAAGTATTGCTTGAAACTATTGTTATGACAGCTAAGGATGCTGCTGAATCAGCGAAAGAACGGAGGGATGAGGCAATGTTGTTTGCCTACTATGATATTCTTGATGCAGTTAAGACCCAAGCAGATATTATGGAAGTACCGCTTGAAAAAATTGGACTGAAAGATGTTGATTTAAATGAATTAGTGAAGGCAACTGTTGATATTGCTAAACAAAAGCAAGTCGCATAAATCAATTAAAGCTCTAAACTTAGATAAAAAGCCAGCTTAACCGCTGGTTTTTTTATGCCTATATATATCTAATAATAAGATATAAAAACAGAATATATTGCAATAATTGAATATATGGTATAATAAAGCCAAATCGTTAGGCGATTCACGGGCTAGGCCTTTCAAATCCCAAGGGGAAACAATGGAAATTACACCAGAGATTCAAGCGGCTATTGATGCAGCGGTAGATTTAGCAACAAGTGGCTTAAAGACGAAAAACCAAGAGTTATTGGATAAAAACAAGAAGCTCATGAAAGGTCAAGAAATTGACCCGCAAACGGTAGTCGATCTTGAAGCACAGATTGATAAATTACAGACTGAGTTATCAACAAGTCAGAAGTTGGCAAAAGAAACAGGGAAAAGCCTGGAGACTTTGCAGAACGAATTAAAAGCAGAAACTGGGTTCACTCAGAAACTTTTAATCGACAACGGCTTAACAGATGAATTGGTGAGAAATGGCGTAGCACCACAGTATTTGGCAGCTACAAAAGCCTTATTTGCAGGACAAGCTCAAATAGTAGCGGAAGGCGATACACGCATTGCCAAGATTGGTGATAAAGCAGTATCAGAGTTCGTGAAAGAGTGGGCAGCCTCAGATGATGGCAAACATTTTATTAAAGCACCAGAGAACAGTGGTGGTGGATCGCAAGGTAGCGGAAACGGAACAAACAACCAAATACCGTTGACTTCAACGCAAAAAATAGCGATGGGGTTAGCAAAACAAACTTAAAACTTTAGGATGTAGCAATGGCAACTCAAACACTCGCAGAAGCAGCAAAATTAATCAACAATCAAATCGTTCAAGGCGTAGCTGAGGACATCATCACCACTAATCCAATGTGGAACGCAATGCCGTGGACTGGCTATGAAGGTCAAGCCATTCTGGTTAATCGTGAAAACGCATTAGGTGACGCTCAAAACTTAGCAATCGGTGGCACTATTACTGCCAAAGCTGCTGCAACTTTTACTCAAGTGCCATTCAGTGCAACCACTACAATCGGTGATGCTGAAATCAATGGTTTGGTAAAAGCTCAATCTTCTGCAGCTGGTGTTGATCAGTTAGCTATTGAAATAAGCTCTAAAGCAAAATCAGTCGGTCGTTTATTGCAAACTGGTATTGCAACAGGCACAGGTGTTGCTCCATACCTCAACTCATTACATACATTATGTGATGCAGCTCAATATACAACCGCTTCAGCAGGTCAAGCAATCAGTTTGATTTTGTTAGATCAACTTTTAGATTTAGTCAAAGCAAAAGATGGTCAAGTTGATTGGATCATGATGCCAGCTCGTACAATCAGAGCTTATAAAGCCCTAGTCAGACAGTTAGGCGGTGTAACTGAAACGATGGCATACACAATGCCAAACGGAACTACTCGTACAGTATCAGTCTACGAGGGCATTCCAATATTCCAAAATGATTATCTATCAGTAGCGGAAACTGCTAACGGTGCAGCTTTAACAGGCGGAGCATTAACTTCAGTATTTGCTGGTTGCTGGGATGATGGTTCAAACAAAATCGGTGTATCAATGATTCACCCAATGTCAGTGCCAGCAGGTATTCAAATCGAAACAGTTGGTGTGGCAGAAGCTAAGGATGAGTCAATCACTCGTGTTAAGTCTTACTCAAACTTTGCACTATTTAACCGCAAAGGTTTGGCTCGATTGACCAGTATCAATAACTAATTAGTTGGTTAAACGGTGCGTCTTTTAACAAGGGCGCACTCCTTAAAACACTAATTAGAGAATCCTATGAGCTTAATCACAGAAACAGGAACGGGAAGCGCAACAAGTGAGAGCTTTTGCAGCGTTGCTGACTCTATTGCTTATCATGAAGCAAGAGGAAACAGTGCATGGGCATCTCTTACAGTAACACAACAAGAGCAAGCCTTACGAAAAGCCACGGACTATATGGAGGCTGTTTATTCTCAGCGCTGGGCAGGAACTCGCACGACTTCAGTACAAGCACTTTCATTTCCTCGTTATAACGTCTTTGTGAATGGTTTTGTCGTACTAAGCAGCTCAGTTCCAAAGCCAGTGATTAATGCCTGTGCAGAGTTAGCTTTAAGAGCCTCAACAGGTGAGTTATTAAGCGATTCAACTCAGCAAAAGACCAGAACAAAAGTGGATGTAATAGAAGTTGAATATGACAAATATTCACCTCAATCAACGCAGTATTTAGCGATTACAGCCATGCTTGCACCTTACTTTGAGTCAGGTTCAGGCGTAGAAGTAAAGGTGATTAGGTGAGCTTTTATGCTGATATGGCGATTGTGGCTAATAGCTCACTCAGTGAGTATGGGCAAACAGTCACGATCTCAGTAAAGTCTATTGGAGCTTATAACCCAGCCACAGGTAATGCAGCGGTTACGGTATCAACTCAGCAAGTCAAAGGCGTAGTGCTACCAATAGGCGCAAAAGATATTGATGGCACTTTAATACATCAAGGCGATCAGAAGTTATTGCTATCTATGGTTGGGGTAACACCTCCACATGTAGGTGATACGGTAACTGTAGGCTCAACAAGCTACACAATTACTTTTATTAAGCTACTTACTCCATCAGGCATTAACGTGCTGTGTGAGTGCTATATCAGGGGAATTTAATGGCTGGCAGTTTTGCACTAGACATATCAAAGTTTGTTAATAAGAGTCATTCCAATGTTGATTTGGTTACACGCAAAATAGTCTTTGATGTGATGCGGTCAGTTATTAAGAAATCACCAGTAGACACAGGACGTTTTAAAGGTAACTGGCAATATGGCACTGGTGAAATGCCAACAGGCACACTGGATATTTATGACGAAAGCGGCAAGGGAACACAAGTTCATTTAATGAACAAAGTGCCACAAGAAGCAGCAGGAAAGCTGCACTATATCGTTAATAATTTACCGTACTCGATACGTCTTGAAAATGGTTGGTCATCACAAGCACCCAACGGAATGGTGGGCTTAACCGTATCAGAATATCAAGGGATTGTCAGACATGCAGCTCAAGAGGTTAATCCATGAGTATTTCGGCTATAAGAGCCACTCTGGAAACAGCGCTAGACGGCATGACTCCAGCTTTAGCAACAGCATGGCAAAACGTACCCTTCACACCAGTAGTGGGTACGCCTTACCAACGAGCAAGTTTGCTATTGGCAGAACCTGACAATCAGGAAAAGGGTGCAGGATTTCAAGAGCAAGGCTTCTTGCAAGTTGATCTTTGTTACCCTCAATCAGTGGGTGCTAATCAGGCAGAAGCCAGAGCAGAGTTACTGAGAAATACTTTTAAACGAGGTACTTCACTCGCTAATAGCATTTTAATTTCACACACACCAGAGGTAAAACCAGCTTATAACGATGGGGATAGATTTGTTATTCCTGTTCGTATTCGTTTTCACACTTACATTTCAGCATAAGGAACAACAATGGCAATAGCACAAGGCATTAA